CACAAATGATTGGAATGAGACAAAAAAGCAGAGAATTTAATGAAAGATCAAATGCATTTCTATATGAAATGGGATTAGCTAAGAGAAGCACTCTCGACTCTTTATTTAATGGTGGTAAAGGGCAATTTACAGAATGGAAAGAATACAAAACAAAAAATGGGAATGTCAGATACAGTCGAATTTGGGATTATAAATGGATGAACGTAGTTGTTACAAAAAATGAATATTTGTATATAACGTGGGATGATAAACAAATAGATAATATCAGAATTTTTAGCAAAGATTTTACATTTGATAAATTAACAAGAGTTCATAAAGTTTTTATGAAAAGATTATTAAACGATGACATACAATATAAATAAATATTAAACATTCCAAGTTGCGGAAAATTTATAAAGAACAACAGTTCCTGATCCAGGATAGGGGTCAGCTCCTGTATTTGAATAAAATGTCATGACACCAGCAGTTGAAACATTTGCGATAGCTCCAGTTGGGATTGTGCTACCTGAATCTGTAAAAATAGTAAAGTAAACTGAGTTATTTGATGGTCTAAATCTTGCGGGTAAAGCGGTAGCGATTGTTATTGCTAAAGATGCATTTGAAGCACCAGAATAATTTGCATTTGATGAGGCTGTCACAATATTTCCAATTCTTGAAATATTAATTGTTCCAGCTATTGGTGTTGTGAATGGACCCTGAAAATTAGTGCTATGGGCTAAAGTTTCATAATAATCGAGTGTTGCGCCAGTACCACCGCTTGTTGGTAAAACAATACCAGTACCTAAAGTTTTTAAACCATTAATTGTTGCAGCACCTTCCGATAGTACAAAATTTGCAGTAGCTCCTGCATCAGGTATTGAAATAACTCTTGCGGCAGCAGGAACAGCTGTTGTAATTGTGGATGTGTTTCCACCTGAACCTAATACAATTTGATTTGAAGTTGTATTAATCGTGGCTTTTTTAAAATATAAATTTTTCCATTGTAAAGAAGAAGATCCAATATCATAAGTATTATTTATTGTAGGTAGTAAGTCTGAACCACCAACAACACCAGTTGGGCCAGTTGGTCCAGTTGCACCAATATTACCTATAGAACCAGTAGGTCCTGTTGGTCCAGTACGTCCAGTTGATCCAGTATTACCCGTAGATCCTATTATTCCAGTAGGCCCAGTTTCACCTGTATTACCTATATTGCCTATAGGACCAGTATTACCTGTTGAGCCAATTATTCCAGTCGGGCCAGTATTACCCGTAGAGCCTATTATTCCAGTAGGCCCAGTTGCACCTGTATTACCTATATTACCAGTAAATCCAGTAGGACCTGTATCACCCATATTACCAGTTGAACCAGTATTACCAGTTAGTCCGATAGGTCCAGTTGCACCAGTATTAGCAGCAGTTCCCATAGGTCCTGTAACACCTGTTGGTCCTGTTGGTCCTGCTAAACCAGTAGCGCCAGTATTAGCAGCACTTCCCATAGCTCCAGTTGGACCCGTAACACCTATTGGTCCAGTGGGGCCTGTAGATCCTGGTGTACCTGAAGGGATAGATCCAGTTGGACCTGTGAACATATGTGTAACAGTTAGATCATATACAGAAAAAGATTTCCAAGGTTCATGTCCATTTTCACTACTTAAAATATTTGAAAGGCTCATTTATATAATAATAATACATTATTATATATTTGAAATAAAAACCATTATGTGTAATACGAACCATAAAGATATAATGTAGTTGTTGTTGTAAATTTATCACTTGTAACATTTATAATATCGTTTGATCCTATGGCAGATGATTCCATCAAAAATAAATAATCAATTCCATCGGTAATACATGTTGCTGATAATTTTGAATAAGCTGTTGTGAAACCCATTTTTCCCCAAACACAATTACAAATTAACATGTTTGTAAGACCTACACCTAAAGGAAATGGTAGACTAACAATATAAGTATCACCATTAGAAGCTCCTATTCCAGCACCATTAAGAACAATATTTACATTAAAAGTAACATAACTTCCAATTTTTATATAATTACCTGTGTTAACACTATAATCAATTGAATCGGTAAAAATACTAAAACCAAGTGTTGGTGTGAATGTCCCAGTTGTGATTAAAGGAAAGGATCCATCAATACCATTACTACCAGTTGGACCTGTAGCTCCAGTTGGCGCTGTTTGACCAGTATTTCCAATATGACCTGTAGCACCAATTGACCCAGTATATCCAGTTGGTCCAGTCAAACCTCTTGGCCCCTGTGAACCTGTTGATCCAGTTAAACCAGTTGGTCCAGTTAAACCTGTTGACCCAGTAGATCCAGTGTTTGATATATGTCCTTGAATTCCAGTAGGACCAGTAGGGCCAGTTAAACCAGTTAAACCAGTTGGACCTGTTGGACCGATAGATCCTTGAGGCCCTGTAAAAGAATGTGTTACAGTTAAATCACGCATTGTAAATGATTTCCAAGGTTGACTACCATTATTTATAGCTAAAATATCATTTAAGCTCATTTATACAATTGATACAGATTATTTTTATGTATAATATGAACCAGTAATTTTAATTGAAGTTGATGTTGTAAAATTACCATTTGGAACTGTTATAATAGGATCTCCACTATTTGAAGATGATTGTGTTAATTGTACAGATGTACTTCCTGAAACTAATGCACCCAGCGTAGAATAATTTGAGGCAAATCCTAAATTACCCCAAATACAACTACAAATTAAAGAATTACTTAAAGCTGCATTTATAGCGAATGGTAAATCAGTTATTGAGGCGCTACCTGTGGAGGTTTGAATGCCTGCACCTGTAAGTGAAATTTCTAAATAAAATGAAACAAAATTATCAATTTTAGAATAATGTCCTACTTGCGAACTATATATTATAGTATCAGTAAAACCATTAAAAACAAGTAATGGAGTAAAACTACCTGTAACTACTGATGGAGATGTTCCAGGAAGACCAGTAGGACCAGTTGCACCTGTATTTGATACAGAACCTACCGGACCAGTAGGACCAGTTACACCAGTAGGACCAGTTTTACCAGTAAAACCAGTAAAACCAATTAATCCAGTTGAACCAGTAGATCCAGTAGGTCCAGTAGATCCCATAACACCAATATTTCCAGTAGGTCCAGTTGCACCCGTTGCTGAAGCAGAACCGGCCGGACCAGTATTTCCAGTAGGGCCAGTTGATCCTCTAGGCCCAGTTGGTCCAATAGATCCAGTTGGACCGTTAAATGTAGCACCAGTTGGACCATTAAAAGTTTGTGTAACAGCTAAATCATAAACAGAGAAAGATTTCCAAGCTTCATTACCATTTTGACTACTTAATATATTACTTAAACTCATTATATAATGACAATATAAATTAAAATATTTAATAATAGTATAAATGAGTTTAAGTAATATTCTAACTACTAATGCTCCAACTGGTGCAGCTGAACCTTGGAAAGATTTTACTGTTTATAATCTTACAGTAACAAATCAATTTGTTGGGCCAACTGGACCAGGTGGTATTAATGGTAATGATCACACCATTACATGTAATTTAACAGGTGCCATCGGTGTTACAGGTTATATTTATCATGTGTCATCAATTACTGTTGATGATGTTACTCAAGTTAGTTTACATTTACCCGCAAATATTCAGGCAAATGCTGCAGCTGATACAATTCAATTTTCAGAAGGAATACCGGAAGGATTATGGCCGATTGCTTCAAGTCAAGTGTTTTATCCTATTATTGTTCTAGATAATTCTTTAAATAGTTTAGGACATATATTAATAAATCCTTCAAACGGAGCTATTATAATTTGTCGGCTTATAGATGATGGATCTCCTTTTACAAATAGTGGTAACTGTGGATTGCCTGCTGATGTGTTTGTATCTTGGGATTTGTCATCAAATGTTTAATTAATTACACTATATGCTATGTTTAAAGGAGCATTTAAAGTATCAACAACTGAAGCATTTTTAATATGAATAGTACAAGCACCAGCTACTAAATTTTCAGCATTTAATACAGGTAATCCAGTTCCAGGATATTGATTAATTGATAATAAAATTCCTGAAGAAGATATCAACGAGCTATTATTAAACACAAATTGATTTTCACCAACTCCTGTAGCTGCATCAGCAGTTTGAGTAGTTATAATGCCATTAGGTGTATTAAGTGTCACAGCTGTTGAAATATTGGTGCCTTGTGTAACAGTACCAATAGAAGTAGCTAATATATTGTTTGGATTTCCTCCAGATAATCTTAAATTACCTGTTTTTGATGCATATTGCGAACCAGCAAGTAATACACTTCCACTTCCTTGAGGAAATAAACTAATATTTCCACTACCAGATGAACGTATTCCTATACTGCTATTATTTTGCCCCAATAATAATAAATCACCATTTGCTTCCTGTTGTAATACTATAGGTGATAAACCAGTGGCACCTTGAATTGATAATTTGGCTGCATTTGAGTTAGCTGTATTATTTACAATTGAAATAGATGGATCTGCATTTTGAACTAAAATATTACCTGAAGAAATAATGGCTCCAGAACTTGTAAAAGATCCATCAACAACTAAATCATTGATTTCAAGATTACACCAAGGTTTAATTGATTGATCTAAAAGATTTGAAATAGACATTTATATAATAATAAACGATTATTATTATATTTATATTTATAAAAACTATTTATTCCATATTTTGTATTTCTTTTACAGTTTCATTATATAATTTTATTGATTCTTCTTCAGATAAGCCTAATTTTTCAACTTCGCTTCTAATTTCAGTATATTCTTCTTCAGTTAATTCTTCTTCATTTCCTTCTTCAGAATTTAATGCACCACCTCTCAATCTACGTGCACCCATACGTCTTCCACCATACATATCGCCTGATAAAACGCCACCTTTTCTTCTTCGTTTTCTTCCGCCAACAACTTTATTTGCTATTTTTGCAGCGATTCCATAAGGTCCTGGTAAATAATCAGCTGCGGCGGATAATGCTTTTTTTCCCACACTTGGAACTGTTTTAGTGAAAAAATGTTTTAATGAAGAAAAGAAATCACCACCATATACATTTTCTATTTTTTTGTATGTGATCATTGGGTCTTCTTTAGCGTTCATAATATCATTATGACTTAAAATACCAATGTTATGGCTACATGCACCATCAATAATATCAAAAGCACCTTCATAAACCAAAACAACATATAAAGTTGGAGCAATTGAATCTGTCAAATTTCTATTAATAAATTGACAAGTTAATCCTAATTGATAATTTCCTAAACTACCACCAGCCTGGTCACTCATCAAACCAAGATCAGTGCCAAAATCGAATGACATAACTGAACCTGTAAATTGATCCCATTGAGACCAACTTTGCTGCACACCATTTTTAGTAGACATATTATATAAATCTTGTGAAGTTGCCTGACTGAAAAATTGATTATTATTCCATGTAACAGTAAGTGGATTTGAAGCTGAATTTAAAGCAAAATAAGAATCAGAAGTAAAAGCTGTTTGTAATGAATCATCTAAACGAGCAAACACATAGGCACGTCGAGGAATTGAGGTTACTTGAACGCTTTGCATCGTAAGTGATACTGCTCCACCTGGTGCAATTAATGCAGTAGATCTTGTTGGATATGAAACAATTGAAAAATAATTTGTTGATAAACTTCTTGGAATTGGTTCAACTGGATCAGGAGTTAAATATTCAAAAAGCAATGATGCTGCATCTAATGTTACAGCAACATTTGTGATATTAATTGCGCCAGGAGCACCTTGATTTTGAACAATAGACATTACACGTGACAAATTACCTAAAGTTGCTGTGTAAGCCATATTTTGGATACCAACGAAACCAGAAGTGAAATTTGAGCCAGCATCAGCAACAAAAGGTGATAAATGAATTGGTTCAGTAACAGTAAGAGTAATTACAACACTTGTACCGCCATTAGGGTTTGCACCCACAACCATACCTGAATAACCACCACGTGTATTTTCAAATGAATTATCACCATAAACACCAAGAGGATTACGTACTGAAACTGTTCCTGCATCGGCGTATGATTGATATTGATCTAACATAGAAGGTGTCAAACTACCTTGTCCAAAACGATTATCATGTTTATTATGATACCATTGTAAAGCATTCCAATATTGTGATACAGGTGCTTGTGTGAGGGTGTCATTATTTATAGTCATTTGTTCTGAAGATGTAACAGCTAAAATTGGATTTGCTCGTGGTGCATAAAAACCAGCACTCAAAAGAGGGCCACCACTTGTATTTGTACCTGTGACAGTTACAGTAAATACAAATTTTTTATAAACTAATCGGGAAACTACAATCCCACGATTAGGGGGGTTGCAAGTTACTTGAACGTTAGAGTTATTTATATTTGTTGCATAAAATTGTTGCCAACTATTAACTAAGGCGCCTTTTAAAGCTACAGCGTGTCGTTGATTATTAATCTTTAAACGTGGATCTAATACTTTAGAAACTGGTAAAGCAGGAGTATTAAAGCTCATTCTATACTATATATTTATCAAATATATTTATTTATAACCAGAATTAATATTCTTTTTTTGAAATAATATTTTTATACTGACTTTGTCGTGAGGAGGAATTAGTAAAGGAAATAAATTATCATAAACATCTCCCCAAAAAACTTGAATAGCCATTCTTTCAATAGGAGAAGTACCACTTAGGTCGGAAAATCTATACTGTCCACTTGGAAAATAGGTTATATATGTTTGTAACTCTCCAGCTTCATTTGTTAATAAAGGAGAAAAATCAGTTAAAACAGGCAATTGATTAAAACTTGCAGAAGTATTAGCTTCATACTTAATAGGTATATTATTTACTGTTATAACTATTGTTCTAAATCGTGCAATATTATTTACTGATTTAGCTTCCTGTTCCATTTGATAAAATGAAATTCCGGCTACAACAGGTGAAGGTATGTAATTATTATTATTATTATTTTTAATAAGTATTTGATAATCTTTACCTACAGGATCATCATAAGCATATCTTTTAACATCAAAAGATGGTTGAAAAAATATATATAAATCACTATTAAAAAATATTTGGATATTATTACTTACGAATCTTTGATCTGCAATAAGACTAAATAATTGTGTTTGCGGATCATAAATCATGTATGGAGCTACTAAAGCTGGAACTAAAACTGGTAAAGATGGAGTTATTGTTGTAAATGCAGAAGCCAATGCTACATTGATTGAATCTACAAATTGTTGATAAGATCGAACAGCATAGTATTGAATATTATTTTTTGTTATTGGTGGTGATGGAACTGGAATAGTTAAATCTTGTGGAACATAAACTAAAAATTGTTGTGCATTATTCCCAGAATAAGATATTGTTACAGATTCAAAAGTTAAATTTGGATCTCCATTATTATAACCAACTTGAAAAAATAAAGGAATCAATTGAGCTGGAACAACAAATCTTACAACACTAATCCAATAATCTTGTGGATTTTGTAAAATAGGTTGTGAAGGCATTATACTAAATATTGCAGGTTTTGGAGTGTGAACTGTTCCAGCTGAGTCCATAAAATCAAAATCCATTGCTACATTATAATATTGATGATCAGGACCTTCTGTACCAGCTTGTGCACGACTACGCTCCCTTTCAAAATCTGACATTATTTGTGATTGTTGTTGTTGAGCTAAATAATCAACATATCTTGAATTTCTATCTACCATATATAATACTAATATATAATAAATTATTGGAAAGCAGTTAAATATGTAACTATCATATCAGGAGGAAATTTAGATTTTTTCAACAGTTTTATATATGTCCCCAATTTAATATTTCGCATAACAATTCTAAAAGCTACATGGCGCCCACAAGTAGACACATCTTCATATGTTTTTTGTAGTTGTGTATCATTATATTTTATTGGATATTTTGATTTTAATAACATATCAGATAATATTGGATATGCTTCATTATTTGCTTTTCTAAATTCTTTACTAATAAAATTTAATTGTGCATCAACTGGCATACCATAACTATCATAGAATTCAATATAAGGTTTTCCTTTATTTTTATGTTTTAATACACAAACCCAATGACCATAACTTGGACTTGTTTCATAAAGTATTACAACATTATCAAATGGTTTTAGTAAATCATCGACATTTTTGAATTGATGTATTTGAGGATATGTTATAATTTTTGTTTTATTGTCACATACTTTCAAAATATCCTCTCCGGAAAATGATTTAGATTCTAACTGTTTTATAAGGTCGTCCATTATAAAATAGCCTAGAAATTAATCAAAATATATATTACAATAAAAATGCTCCTTTGTCGTAAACAACGAACATTGGGTAATTTTTATAAATAGTAACCCATCGTGAATTTAAGTTCATTATTTTATAAACTTGTGGTTGGCTTAATCCACAATATTTTTTTAATGTATAAGTAATGCCGCTAGAAGAACCTGATTTTGGAAAAATCGTCATACCATTACATTCATTTAAAATAATACGAGTTTTTGTATAATCAGATAACATATGATTTGAAACAATAACATATAAACTTTCATGTCGACCACGTCTAAGTAAATGATTTCTTAATGCCTCAACCGCTTTTAGTATTTTTGGATCAACAATTGAATCAGTATCATCAAATAAAACCAATGAACCAGTTGGGAAATCAGTAGATTTTAAAGGATGTGTTATTAGTTCATCATTTATTTTTATTCGATGTAATCTTTTAATGTCATCAAGTTCTTCATCTTCATCTACATCTGAAAATAAGAATATTGGTTTATCAGGAAACATTTTTGCCCATTCATCAATGTATTTCCTTGACCAATAAGATTTACCAGAATCAGTTGGACCAGCAGCATAAATACGTTCAGTTTTTTTAGGGTTAGGAATAACTCTCATAACACCACCATCAGGAACAAAGAATTCCTTTTTTGATCTATTATGGAGTTCTTTAACTGCTGAACCATAAATACCTCTCATATCAGGTTCCATTGGTTCTTTTTTGTGTTTAATGGCATTTTTAATAGTACCAATATCATTCCAAGACATCTTTTTCTTACCTTTTCTAATGAAATCTTCATCCAAAACATCAAACATGTCGTCGTATTGTATATCTGGTTTCATATCATTTCCAGCTAAACAACCTCCAACAGCTGTGCAATTATCACAACAATATTTATTTCTTATACCACATTTATTACTACATTCATCGCAGCATTTTTCATCTGGATCGTAAATATGAACTACACTTCCATTTAATTTACCACCAAATATTTTAGCTATTGGTCTTCCTCTAGTTAATGATAACATATAATATATATAAACATTTTTTTTATTCTGAAAAAAGTTATTTTTTTTCTATGTTAGACATTTTTTAGATATCTTTATATATTTACTTTCTACCTGCATGATTGGGGAATAATTTTGAAGCTAAATCTGGTAAAAGGTCTTCAGCTTTGATTTTGCTACTAATTGCTGCTTTTGCTATATTATATCCAGACTCTTTCTTGAAAGGTTCTAGAGATTCTAACATCTTAATATCTGCTTTTCGTATTAATTGTTGTTTATCAGGCTTGCTTTTAGCAGAATAATAATCAATATCATGGGTACGACAAACACTATCAATATTATCATAAGGCGGTGTGTTTCTAACTTCATCTAAATCAATTCGTGTTCCTGGTCCACAAAAATTCCAACATTTGGGATGCATCTCACCGTCTAATAATTTTCTTGCTTTTGGTCCGCAAAAGTTATTTCTATAAATATTTGCAGCTGTCTGATATATACCGCTACCTTTTTTAGGATTTGGTAAATAGTTAGTCGGAATTGGAATTAATCCAATATTTTGTAATACATTATAAAGCTTATCGTTTGATAATTTTGTAAATTCAGTTTTTAATTGTTTTAACACTCTCACTGTATATACTTTATCTTTTTCAGACTTCATTTTACGATCTAAAATGAGATCTAGAGCTTTATTGATATTTTCAATGTTAATGTCAAGATCATATACATTTGCTAGTTTATATTTCCAACTTTCTATTTGTTTTTTTATTGATGCAATAGGTGGATTTTTAATACCTTCTAACATTAACATAATAGTTTCAAGTTCACTTGCTATTTGAGATAATCTACCAAAATCACTTTGCATTAAAGGTGTTAATTTAAAGACCATTTCTTCATCACCAGTCATACGGGCAATTGACCACATTCTTTTAATCATTTTAAATAGTTTGTGATCTTTATATGAAAATGCATATTTTTGAATTTCGTATTTTAATGCTTCTACAATATCAACATCCGTATTATCAAAATTTAATAATTTATAGTTGCCTTTTTCATCAACCATATATAATGTTATGACATTTGAAAACTCAATGTATCTTCCTAATACTTGCGTCCAAACATCAATTTTAGTCATGGTTGGATCATTAATAGCTTCACCCAAAGTGTATTTTCGATCTCCAGGTAATATTTTAACACCTTTTAATATTTCAGCACTAGACCATCGTAAAAGCCATTTTTCTCTCAACATTTCATACAATTTTTCAAATGATATTATTGATATTTTATTAGTTACTAATTTCAATATTTCATTTTTTTCTTTAATTGTTATTAATTTTAATTTAGCCCATTCACTAATAAATCCTCTAATAATTGATGGATCGTAATTAATAATAGTTGCCTTACCCAAGTTATCATAAATGATTTGACCAATATCTATTTTGAAAACATGATCGATACCTGCTTTTATATCACCCAAATAAACATTTTTTGTCTTGTTAATCTTTCTAACAATGTTTTGAATACGTTTTACGAATTTCTTTGTTGCCTCTTCTTTTGAACAGCATTTTTCTTCAATTGAAATCAAGTCTACATCAGATGGAAATTGCTGTGAACGATATGTCCATGAACCGAAAGGAATAACATCTTTAGAGTTCCCGGTTATAATTTTGATTATATTTTTAATTGAACTTAATATGGACGATTCAGGTTTTTTTGCTGTTTCTCTGTCAAAATCTTTTTCAAAAAAAAAATTCCCACCCTCTGAGCTAATAGCATCAGAAAAAGCTTGATTGAAATCACCACCACAATTGAAACAACCACCTCCATATAAACTTTGAACTTGAATTGAATTCATTTGTCGCCTCATATCTTCATCAATAAATTTACCTCCTGAATTATATGTTACAAATTTATTTGAATCTTTTCTTTCATCTTTTCTACCAAATAATTTCCTTGTCATATTTAATCCTTCTCCCGATGCATCTTCATCTTCCTCACCATATGATTCTGCTTCACTAGCTATACTATTAATATCATCTTTTAGCCTTAATAATTCCAATCGATCAATAAGTTCTCCCTTTTCATGTTTAGCATATAATTTTTTAAATGTAGCATATGTATGTTTTACATCACCTAAAAATGCGCTTTTAAATTCATTATTTTCTTCAGATTTTTCATCAATTGTCACCATATCTTCCATTATATCGTCAAATACTTCTTCTTGTTGTTCTAATGTTAAAAATTCTCCATATTCATCTTCATCATCACTTTCTTCATCTAGATTTATTATTTTCTTTTTCTTTTTCTTTTTATCTTTCTTTGGTGATTTCTTTTTTGGAATTGGTTTTTTCTTTGGTGATTTTTTCTTTAGTGATTTCTTCTTTGGAATTGCTTTTTTCTTTGGCGATTTCTTCTTTGGAATTGCTTTTTCTTTTGGCTTTATTTTTTTTAATAGATTTTTATTAATTTTTTCTAATCCATACAATCGTAATTGCCTATTGTCAATACATTCTTGTGCAGTTCCAAGTTTTTGATTTGGACCTGGTTCTTTTGCACCACAATATTTTTTAACCATTATGATATATTAGTAATATATTATAATATTTTTTAGTATATTTAATATGATTGTGATGCAATTTGTGCTATTACTCCAACGCTCTCATTAGGATGTTGACGTCTTACTTTTGCTAAATGAATTAACCATGGATTTCGCTTGGCTGCTTTTTTAAGAGCAGGTACTTTACGTTTTGGTTTTTTACCTCCGCTAGATCCCATACCAATCATTTGGCGTGTAGATTTACGCTTCGGAGCCTTACGTTTTTTACCACCACTATAACCCATACCAAGTTGTGCTTTTAATGAACGAATTTCGTCACTCATTTTACTCCTTGTAGATTTTCGTTTACCACCACTGATACCTCTACCAACTTTTGTTGATTTACGTTTTGGTTTTGGTTTTCGTTTTTTACCTCCACTATAACCACTACCAACATTTCCTGGATATCCCATGTATGGTCTTGACGCACAAACTTGACCTCCTGAGAAATCTGCTCCTTCATCGTCATCATCACCATGAATCATACCACCTTTTCTTTTTTTACCTGCCCCCAAAAACCTTAATATACTTCTTCCGGCTTTTTCAATCTTATTTAAACCTGGATGGTCATCAGCTGCACCATTACTCCAACCTGCACCATAATATGGATCGTTGATACGGTCCATTATAGCACCTCTTATCATTCTACCTAAAACTGGGCTTGGGTCTAAAGACATGTTTATAAAATAGCATTATAAAATAATTCTTATATTATTCTATTTTGTGATTATATTTTAGTTCTAACATCGTTTTTATTTTACCTAATGATTTGCAATTATTTTCAATAGTTTTTTGTTTACGAATTGCTTTTGCTTTATAAGCTTTCATTTTTTCAATTATATGTTTATAATCTTCTAATTCACAGCTAGTAGCGTCACTCATCATATTTAATAACCTCAGTAAATCTTTTTGTGACATACTACCCAATTTTTTATGTGTTTTATCTATTTCATCTTCTTCATCTGATGAGTTATAACTGTTATCTTCGTTATCCCCAATATGTTTTTCGATTTCTTCAAACTTATTTCTTAGTAATTCTGTCATTATATATATACACTATATATATATTAATTTCTATAAAATTCAGCTGCTGATTTAGCTATTGCATCATTTAATTTATCAAAATCATGTTTCTTCATTTTATCTATTTTTTCAGATGTCATTTCATAATACCTATTACTAAACAGATTTTCTAAAAAATACAATCGTCTCATTGAACTATCCAATTTTTCATCATATTCTTTATACTTTTTTATTAAATCTGCTATCTCCTTATTTAATATTTTTAACTCTGTTGTTTCATCTATTACTCGTACAACTTGCTCTTTTTCACTCATTATATATAGTTATTAGATATTTATTTATAGCTTTAATATTTTTATTAATTTATCTAATATGTCATCTTCTTCAACTACTTTCTCTAAGTTAGATCCTCCTCGTATTGGTTCTCCAGATTTAAATTTATTACGCAAAATATCTTTCATTCTTTCCATATGAATTTTTTTCCTCTTGTGTGAAATTAAACCATGTCTTGATACTACTTTTCCACAATCACATGTAACTTTTGCTGATAATATTTGTCTTATTTTTTGTTTATTTTTGCTGTAATATTCTTTTGCATATTTTCTTGCATATTCTCTATCGCGAGGTTTTATTTGTTTATTAGTATCTATATCTTTTACTATACAATCTATATTAGTGTCTTTATTATCTAGATATATTGTTACACGTTCTATTGTATCATTTATAGGCACTTCTTGAGTCATTTATATATTATATAAACATTTTTATTTATATAAAATATATATTATTCAATTAACGATATATATACAAATGTTTGATGTCCATGTTGGTTCGGTTATTGTTATGTACTATCAGTTGAGATATTATTTATATGATTTTTTATTATATTTTTTATAAATGGTATCGGTCTCGGAGTATTATCTAATTCTTCTCTTATTTTTTTTATTTCATTAAAATATTTAATATATTTTAAATATTTTTCGCGTTATACAAAGCCACACAAATCATTTTCCCCTCTATAATCTGGTTTTCCCCGTAATATTTCAATTCTTTTAATTAATTCAAATTCTAAATTCGACATTTACTATATACTTTATATAGACATTTTTTTTGTTTATATAAAATATATATTATTCAATTAACGTTATATACAAATAAAATAGATTAATGTCAGGTCCGCGAGGATGGTTAGGTTATTGTTGATGTAAAATTGAACTAGATATTAATTTTTCTCATATAAAAATTAATATATGGGAGAAACAATTTCGTAAAATTATTAAATATCTAAATTTTAGGTTTGGTTATTGTTTATGTACTATTAATCAAGATATTTATTTCTATATGGTTCCAACCTTTCTTTATTAAAGAAATATTTTCCACCCTGATGTCTTACGTTAGCACTAACTTCAACTCCAATATGTCCTCTATCATAATTTAATCTTCTATAATTTCTTAAATAATACATCTCATAATAGCCTAAATTAAATATATTACATTCATATTTACATTCTCCCTTACTTCGCATTCGTCCTCTTTTATATACATTACCTCCTCCAGTAAACAGAGAACTTTTATTTGAAAATTGATTAGTTTGTATCTCATAAATCCTTCCAGATTCTCTGTATTCAATGGTTTTATTAACTTTGAAAATTGGATTCAAAATATTTTCAAAAACTTCATTTCGTTTATACTCTAAATTGTGATTTTTTTCAAATACAACACATATATGACAATCATATAAATCATCTATTTTCAAATATGGTTCAATTATATATCTTATTATATCAATCGGTAAATTATCTTTTATCTCTTTTACTAGATCCATTATATATTATTACTAGAGAGTTTTTTTGATAATATTTGTTCTAATAAATAAATAATTTTGTCTAATTTATTTTTTATTTCAGCTTCTATCGATTCATCACAATGATGACTATCGCTTTTCCTACAGCGACTACAATAATGTTTGTAGCATCCCTCACAATAATCTTCACACCTTTGTACCGTTATATCACATATACAACATGCTTCATATCCCATTATATATTATTACTAGATATTTTTTTGTACTTTTAATAATGTATTAATTATAATCTTTATTTCGTTCAAGGTATAATCATTGAAATATTTATTAATATAGACAATTGACGTTTTTAAATTTAAATTCTTAATTATAATATTTTCTGGCATATTATAATAAAAATAATCTTCGATCAATGCTATGAAACACGCATATCTTAATTTTAATTCATGCATAACAACATTATATTGACCAAAATAATTTTCTTTATAAGGTATTATTATATACTCTATTATTTCCTTTGGTAAATATTTATTTAGCTCTTTTATAACACTCATTTAACATTACTAGATACTTTATTTTTGGAGATATATTCTTCTAATTGTTCCATAACTAGTTTATTGATAATCGCACTAATTTTTTCATTGTATGAATTACCATTATTATTTAATTGTGATACTTTTTCAGCACATTTTTTTGTTTTCATATGGTTCAAAATATGTGATCTTGAAATCATTTTTTTACAATGTTCACAACATACTTTTTCCTTCATTTTATCTAATTGTTTCTGTTTATTTAAAGCATAATATTTTTTTTGATATTCTTTTGTATTCGAAGGCATTTTGAGTTATATATATTAATACTAGATATTTCTTTAAGCCACTTTAAATGTTTATTTTGTCTTTAATCTTGAAATAGTTACATAGGCTACACTTGGTGTAATAAAACTATAATCTTCTGGTGCGTAATAATATGATTTAATTGATTGACCTTGAATTTTATGTAAAGTAATTGCGTACGCTGGTTTAAAACACTTTTTATAATCTTTTACTTTTATTGTATAATGATCATCTAAAGTTATAAAATCATTATTAGAATCAGTTATAGTATATATAAAACCATTATACAATTCATCTTTTGATAATTTATTATTACAACATATAACTTTCAATCCTTTACTATTCCAATTGTATTTTAATTTTTTCATCATTAGCTCATTATATTTTTTTACAGTTTCAATTTTATAACAAATAATATACTCAGATTCATCATAATTTTTTGTTGAGTGTTTTATTACTTCTCCTCTTAAATAGTTTTTATCCTTACTATCAATTAAAGAGTAATAATAATCGTTAGTAAAATGATTACGGTAATTTTTACTTAATACTTTTACTTCACTAAACATCATTTCAATATATTCCTTATTATTTAATTTCTCACCATTAATCGGCGGTAATTGATGTTTATCACCAAGAAAGTATAATTTCTTTCCTAAAAATGCACATTTAAATAACATATTATGATCTGCCTGATTACACATTCCATATTCATCAACTATTATAGTTTGCTCCTCGGGAATTGTATTACTAAGTGTGTATTTCTGTATTACACCACAATTAATTTTATTTTCTCGATATTCTTTTAGTGATTTATGAGAAGGAGTTAATACCATATAAGAATTTTCGTGTTTTGGAATAATCTTATTGATGCTGTAATGGGTTTTTCCTGTCCCTGCTCCCGCATCAATTAAGGTGCCATTAAATTTCTTACTCAAAATATTCTCATCAACTTCATTATCATATATTTCACTTTCATCATTCTTAATGTCTCTCATTCTTATTTGTTTCCATCCATCCAATTTATCTTTATTTAAATCAGATGGTAAATCACCAATATAACTAATTGAATCTGTATTTATTTCAATTAAATTATCTTCAGTTATTTTTAATTTTTCCATTTTTTCATATAATACTCGTCTTGACATATCTTTTATTTGTATTGCTATTGGTTTTTTATTTGTAACATTTCCTACATTTTCTGAAACATCATACATTAATTTATATCTTCCATCAATTTTATAATCTTCATTTTTAAAGCATTCATCTATTCCATAATCACGTGTATCATCAATGTAACCATCTCTTCTTTTAACTTCATCTTTATTATATAATGTAACATTTTCATAATTTATAGTTGAACTTGTTTCTTTTTCAAAATACCCAATGCCTCTAACCATAATATTTTTAAAAGTGTTATTATCAACTTTATCATACAAATCATTAATTAATTGTGTGTAAAAATTGAGATGTTTATTGGATTCAAATTCAACTAATACATTAAATTTAAGACCATTTTCTCCAGAATATATTAGATGTTCTCCAGAATATATGTTTGTGTTTGGTAATAAAATAGAATGTTTTTGTGGCCTTGCCAAATATAAATGATGACCTATTATGTCTCCTTTTGGATTATAATTTATTTTACATGATCGAATATCAACGCTTATTAAAAATGGTAATGATTTTAAACAGTGTGCGTACATTTTATTTTTATCAATTGTAACTACATCTTTTTTATTATATTTTTTTGATGTTTTATAAGTGTATCCTCCCTTACAATATTTGCTTGATTCAGGAAAAAATGAATTAACATTATCTTCAATGTATTTTTTTTCGATTATTTTTAATAATGATGTTATTTTAATATTGTCATTTATTTTATCCTCTAACTCATAACTTTCTAATATTTTTTTGCATTTTTCGTATTCATCATTTTGCAAATATTTTACTTTTTTATCAACAAATGAAATGACTTTTTCACCATCATAAGAAATATTAGCAACCATTCTTTTGTCATCAGTTATAATTTTGTTTATTAATTTTGTAGCATTTTTAGTTATTTGTATATGTTCTATTTGTGATTTATTTTTAACTGGTTTAAAACAATCTGTTAGTGGATAACAATGATTATTATAAAACATAAATAAAAATTTCTTAACTCCTCTACGTTTCTTTTCAGGTATATTTTCTAATTTTAATTCACCATTGTATTCAAATATACTACACTCAATATCATGTTCCTTACAAAATTCATATATTTCCCTTGCTGTAACACCATTTTCATCACCAAGTTCATGTATTAATTTTAATAGTTTTTTTATTTTAGTTCTTGTTACCATATATGCTATTGCACAATCTTTATTTGCATTTAGATCAATATTAACCCAAATATTTGAAATATCTAATGGATTATCATCTCGTAATTTACCATCAATTAATTCAAATTTTTGTTTTGAAAATTGACTTTGAATAATGTATGATGGATTTTCTGTAACATCTTCATGAACACCATTGTATTCATATTCTGATGTATGGAATGGCGCTTCTGCTAATTTAGACCCTTCCGGGTAATCACGGTGTATGTATTGAGTTGCTATGATTTTTACATCATTTTTAATATTTTTTAAAACATTTTGATTTGTTGTAAAATTAAAACTATGATATCTTTTTACTAAATAAAAATTGTTAATTACAATCCACATGGTTAAATGAAGAATTATTTTTACATCATGATCATCTGGTAAATCACCTAAAGTAACATTATTAAATTTTACATCATCAACAACTGCATCAACAATTTTTGATTTTTGAATATATTTAATTCCAAAATTTCTTAATAATGTTGGTTTATCATTCCTAATATCAATTTTACCCATATTACCATTATTATCAAATGCAATTTTAGTTAGCTCGTCATTACCTTCTTTAGTAAAAGGTAAGTCACGCAATACTTTTACATTATCGCTTTTCTTAGTTTTTAATTTTTTTAATAACTCAAAAATATTTTTTCCTTTAACATTGGAACCTAAGATTTTAACTTCCTTTTTTACTGGCATC